AATAGCGCATCAAAATCAACAAATAATGCTTATTTAGTTTGTCGCACTTTCACCGTAACTGGAACAACATTATCCTAATTAAAAAAATAATACAATGACATACAGTTTCCCACAATTTAATGTACAGATTGTAAACCCTACAATTTTTATAAATCTTAATACAATACAAGATAAAGCAATTGACAAATTATTGTCTGTTTTAGTTGTATTATCAACAGACACAGCACAATTTGGAGTAATTGCAGAAGACATGCCATATGTAAATACATGGGATGATGATGATATTCCTGCAATGGTAAATAATTGGTTGATTCAATTTGAAGTATAATGAAAAAATTCCAACAAATACTCAAAGACAAAGGCTATTATAGCTTAGCTATAGATGGCATCATTGGACCTAAATCATTAGAAGGTGCTCATTACTTTGTACTTGATGAACTTAACAAACGTAGTTGGGTACATCCTAAAAATGATATTGTGTTTATCAGAACAGACCAAGTACTTGATAATAAGTTTGCTGATTATGCTGTTAGGTTTTATAATGGTAAAGCAGATATGATAGTTCCTTGTAGTACAACATCAGGTGATTATTATGTATTTAATCCTTTAACTGTAGGTGGTATTACTGGTACAGCAATAGCTTGTGAGCAACAAGTAATAGGTTCACATACATTTACAACTAGTTCTAATTGGAAATCATTATGGTTAGGTGCTCCTTACTTTATGCAGACTGGTGCTATTGAAATATATAGAGATGGAACTAAAGATAGAAAAATTGATACTGCTATAAAAACACGAGGTTGGTATGGAATTAACTGGCATAAAGGTGGATGGGGTTCATGGGTTGATGGTTGGAGTGCAGGATGTTGTGTTGTTCCTGATAAACATTGGTTTGAAATGATTAAGATATTTACTAATAAACAAATTTGTAACTTTACATTATTTGAAATATAATGCTTGGTGGATTACTTGATGAAGAAGAATTTAAATACCTTTTAGATAAACATTATCTTGAAGGTCATATTTTTACTCCATTAAGGATGACAAATGGAGATTGGATATTACCCTTGTATCAAATACTTAATAACGAAAACATTGATTGTTGGTGGGTTAAATATTTACCTTTAATAGAATACAAATAAAATTTTTACAAAATGAACTCTTTATTTTTACAAGTACCTCAAGAGGTAAGCTACTTAACAAATTATGGCATTTTAGGTGTATTTGCTATAATTATGATTGGCATTATTTACTTTATGGGCAAGCAGTTTTTTGTGCTTCATAAAAAAAATGAAACAAGGTTAAAAGAAATAGAAGACCAACTATTAAAATATGTTACAGAAGACAGAGCTACACTTATGGAAACAGTTAGTTCTAACAATCACGTTATAGAAAACAATACAGCACTAATGAAAAAGTTACTTGCATTAGTTGAAAGATTAGAAAAGAATAATTAAGATTAAATTGAAACTCTCAATAATTTTTAAGATATTTGTTACTTAAACAAATATCTTTTCTTTTATGAGCAAGAATGTAATAGATACTATTAGTGATTCATTTTCTAAACTTTTTTTTCAAGAAGATAAACACATATATACAGTAAATGAAAAAGTACTTCCTTCAGTTTCTGCTTTGGTTAAATCTCATTGTGAAGCTTTTGATGAGTTGTATTGGGCTGAAAAAGAACAACAAAAAGGTAAAGAGAGTCTTCAACAAATCCTTGAGAGGTGGGAAACAAAAAGAAATGTTGCAGCAACCAATGGCACTTCAGTACATGTATATGCAGAGAAATGGTGGCAAAGCAAAAACTCCATACCCCAAAATAATCAACAAAAAGCGGTAAAAGATTTTTTAGAAAATCTAACAGAATCAGGAAGATATACTTTAGTAAGTACTGAGTTACAAATGTATTCTGAAAAATATAAATATGCAGGTACTTGTGATTTATTGATGTGGGATAATTTAAATGATACTGCTGTTATACTTGATTATAAAACAAATGAAAACTTAGATAAGCAATATGGATTTTTATTAGAACCATTTTCTTATAGTGCTAATACATCATTTAATAAATATCAGATTCAATTAAGTTATTATCAATTAATTTTAGAAGAGATAGATATAGAAGTTAAAGAAAGGTTTATAGTATGGTTAAAACATGATGGAACTTATGAAGTAAGACCATGTTTTGATTTCACAAATGTTTTAAAAGAATATTTAAATACAAATATCAATGAAAGTTGTTGAAGCTATACAAAGAGTTCAATCTTTATATTCTAAAGGTGTTGCTGCTGATGACAGAAGATTAACTAATAGACATATTTATAGTAAGTTAAAAACTGTAAGGTCAAGATTACTATATGAAAAAGTAGTTAAAAAACAATTTATAGCCAGTACTAATTATCAAGTATTAAATTGTGTTGAGTTAATAAAAGCACCTATACATGAATGTCCTTGTATTCCTCCATTAGGTTGCTGTATATATAGAACTAAATATCAATTACCTACTCCTGTAAGTGGAATTAGTGGACACATAATAAGGAGTGTTACATCTTTAGATGGCAGTATAGTATTTTCAGAAATAACTTGGCAAGATAAAAAATATAAACAGTATGATAAATATACTGCTACAAAACCTGATTATTTTATTTCTGATGAATACTTATATGTTACTGCTAAAAATGAAACTGAAGTAATCAGAATAGAAATATTATTAGATGACCCTGTTGAAGGATATAATTTTCCATCATATTGTCCTAATCCTCAAGATGCATGTATTTCTATATATGATAGAGAATTTCATTTAGATAATTCTATGTTTGATGCAATGATAGAACTTACAGTTCAAAGTCTATTACAAGTATTTTTAACAAATGTAGAAGATGAATCTAATAACTCTAAAGATAATCCATCACAAGCAAACAAGTAATATGAGTAAAGGAAAGAAGTTAGAAACATTTATTACATCTTATAAATATTATTGTCAAGAAGCTGAAAACAAAGTAAATAAGAAAGTATATTTATCTGTACTAAATGGATTTGCTGAATATTTGATGGATGCAATATTAGATGGAGAATGTGTACATTTACCAAGTAAATTAGGAGCAGTAGAAATAATAGGTAAGAAATTAAAACCAAGAGTAACAGATAATGGAATTGAAGGATTAACTATTAATTGGCAAGCAACTAAAAAGTTATGGAAAGAATGTAAACCTTGTGAAGAAAGACAACAAAGAGTATATTATTTTAATGAGCATAGTGATGGAGTAAGGTATAGATATATGTGGAGTAGAAACTCTATATTAATAACTAATAAGTATTTATATACTTATGTTCCTAATAGAAAAAGTAAAGCTAAATTATTTAAAAAAATATTAGAGGGTAAGGAGTATTATGTGTTAGAAGGTAAGTTTGCTCCTCATTCAAGAAAAATTAAAAATACTACTAAAGATGAGTAATGAAGTTACACCTTATGCATCAGTAAATAGGATATTTGGTAAGATAAGAAGAGATTTAGGTTCAGTTCAAGGCATTAATGAATCTGATATGATAGAGTGGGCAGCAGAAGCTTTAGAAGCTATTGGTGCCATTACTATTTATGAAGAAGCTGTTGCTTTTATTGAAGTTAGAAATCATCAAGCAGAGTTACCTAATGGACTACATGCTATTATTCAGATAGCTAGAAATACTTGTTGGGATGATATTACAGGGTGTGGTGCTTGTCCATCAGATGTTATAGCATCTGCTATTGCTTCTGACCAAACTACATCTCAAAATACTAATCCTATTCCTGTTGCTCTTGATTGTGATGGTCAACCTATTAATGAATATGAGTTAGCATATTATAGACCTTACTATGATATGAGAAATGAAACTGGATATTACTCTAACTCATATCTTTTTAATAATTGTTTTTCAGTAGTAAGGTTAACTAATCATAGTTTCTTTAATTCATTAGTGTGCCAACATCCTGAAGGAGAAAAACTTTACTCTGAAGGTTCAGGTATGTTTAATGAATACACTATTATTAATGGTGATACTTTAAGATTGAGTTTTGAAAAAGGACAAGTAGCAGTATCTTATGTAAGACAACAAGTAGATGACCAGGGTTATCCAATGATACCTGACCATTATGCTTATACTACTGCACTTACAAAGTATATTACTTATAAATTAATGGAAAGAGATTTCTATTCAGGTAGAGAAGGTAGTAATGGTAGATTACAGAAAGCAGAACAAGATTGGCATTGGTATTGTAAACAAGCTCGTAATAGAGCTATGATGCCTAAAGGTGTTGACCAACTACAAAATATAATGGAACAAAGACAATACTTGTTACCAAGAAATACAAGATACTATGGATACTTTGGTAAAATGTCTAGACCTGAATCTCGTAAATTTGATGACCCAGATTTCAGAAACTATTTTAGAGGTTATTATAATAGATATATCTAATGGAAAAAAATGTAAACAGACCAAATAAAGGTATGGTGCAGGATAATAATCCTGTTGACCAACCTAAAGAAACTTATAGGTATGCATTAAATGCTGTCAATGAAACTAATGATGGTAATAGAAATCTATTAAATAATGAAAAGAGTAATGAACAATGTTGGGAGTTACCTTTAGGATTTTATCCAATAGGTTCTTGCTATACTATTAATAATGAGATATTAATTTTTTCTGTTAGTGGAATTACAAGTGCAATAGGTATAGTTAAAGACTGCACTTATACTGAAATATTAAATTCAGAATGTTTAGGATTTTCTATTGAACATCAAATAGATTGTACTTATAGAATTAAAAATGGATGTGAAAGAATATTTTATTTTACTGATGGGTTAAATCCTGTAAGACAAGTAAATATAGATACATTAGATTCTTATTATAGTGATGCATACATAGCTTGGTTAGCTAATCCTATTGGACCATTTGTAGGTGAAAAATATAATTGTGATTTATTTGCATTACTTTCTCCATATCAAATACCTTGTTTTGCTGATGTTCAAGTATTAAATGGTGGGCAACTATTATCAGGTTCTTATAATTTTGCTATACAATATGAAGATGATAATGGTAACTCTACTAACTGGGTTACTATATCAAGACCTGTTAACATATATTTAGATAGTCAGTATTTACCTTACTTAAATATATTTGGTTCATCTAATTTAGAATCTGATGCATTAGGTGGTACAGCAGTAGTTACTAATAAAGCTATTCAATTAAGCATTAGTAATTTAGATACATCATTTGTTGTATATAGAGTAGCATGCATTAGAGCTACATCATTTACAGGATTAGTTACTGCAGCAGTAGTTTCTCCTAATATACCTATAACTCAAAACACATTTATATATAATGGCAATCCTAATGGATTTACAGAATTAGAACCTAATGATATAACATTAGGTAGATTAAATCTTGAATATGCTGAACATATAGAGCAATTAGAAAATAGATTATTAGTTGCAAACACTAAAGGCAAACAAGTAAACTTCTGTGGATTTCAAAAATATGCATCTAAAATAGCATCTCATTATATTATTAAAGATGTAACAGATACAAATGCATTAGATGAAGGTAATCCTAAAAATCCATTATCTCCTTTTGAGTGTGTAGGATTTATGGGTGGTGAAGTATATGCATTTGGCATTGTATATGTATTTAAAGATGGATTTGAATCTCCTGCTTATCATATTCCTGGACCACCAGTAAATAAAAGATGGGATTGGAATACTAATAATTGTGTAGATATAGTAACTGAATATGGAGTTACACCTGATAATGAATATGTATTTCCTTGGAATCAAGATATAGAACATATAGTTCCATTAGCATTAGCAGCAAATTATGATTTAGGATTATTACCTAAAGTAGAAAAGTGGAGAGTATATGAAACTGCTATTGATGTTAATCCTGGTGATTCAGGACAAATGGCATACTGGCAATGTTTAAATAATTACTATCCTGAATTAGAATCATGTGATAGTGGAGAATATTGGGGAGTAGATTTCTGTGGTGATGCAATAGTAAATAATCCTATTAGACATCATAGGTTTCCTTCTCGTACTTTAGAACCACATGTAGATAATGATGCAGGTGTAGAAACATATTATGCTATACAAGTTACAATAGAGATAGTAACTGCATGGCCTGTAGGAGTACCTGATATAAATTTAACTACTGGTTATGAAGTTAATCTTGTTCCTCAAACTCCTATAATTACTAATGTAGAAGAAGCAGATTTTATAAGTGGAGTTTATACTACTAACATTGTAACTATTAATGCAGATAGTCCTACTGATATTAGTGCTATTTTAGGTTCAGGTGATTTCTTTACTACTTATGCTGCTGATTTTACTGTAACTTATAGTGTAGTATTTGCTTATGATGTTCCATATAATGGTTCTACTTTAAAAGTATTAGGTGTTAAATTTGATAATGTAGAATATCCTCATCCTGATATTGTAGGTCATTACTTTGTTAGAGCTGAAAGAGATGATTTTAACAGAACAATATTAGATTCAGGTATAGCAGGTAGAATGAGAGGTACTGCTACTGATGCATTTTCCTATATTACCTTTTCATACTTTACAAGAAACAATACTGGTGGTGGTGATTATCATTATGCATTTACTCCTAAGTTTTTATATCAAAGACAAAACTTAAGACCTGAGTACACTAAAGTAGAGTTAGAATTTTTATTTGATAGAAAAGCATTATCTTATATTAAAGAAGATGGTGTAGGTTCTTTTATTGTAGATACTGATACAATAATAGAATGTAGAGGTCAGTTTTATTCAGGTACTGATGATACTAATGGAGGAACTAATCATGCTACTTATAATATAATGACTTTAAATGGAGCATCTTTTGAAGACACTTTTGCTCCAGGTAATAGAATATATAATACTTCATTAATAAATAATATTCAAGTACTTAAAACAAGACAACTACCAAGAAATAATAATGACATTCCATACATTACTTATAGAGTAGAAAGAGATGTGCATTCTAATTTAGACTCTATTAGTTATTATAAAATGCATAATTGTGTTATCAATAGTGAAACTGTTCAACCTAATATATTTGCAGGTGATGTATATATAACTCAGTTTAAACTAACTAATACTTTATATAGAGAATTTTTTAATGGTATTATAGGTGGTATTCTTGGAGTATTAGCTATTGCTGTTGCAGCTACATTAACAATATTAACTTTTGGTGCAACTACTCCTTTGTTAATAGGAGCAATAGTTTTAGCAAGTATAGGTATTACAGCAACAGCTATTGGTAATACTGTTAATGCAATGAAAGAAACTAACTTAGACCAAACTGTTACAGATAATGAATTAGATGGTTTAGTTAGTAGTGCAGATAGTTTTACTGCTTATGCTAATGAATATTTATTAGGAGTATATGTAGAGTCAGAAATTAATACTGCATTAAGACAAAGTACTAATAATGAATGTGGTGCATTGTTTTCTGAAGCTATTCCTGCTGCTGAATACTTTAGGTCTAAGATAATGTACTTTAGTTATGATGAAGAAAAATGGTTACCTAGAGGTGCACCATGTCCAGAACCTTATCATTATAATGTAGACTTTTCAAGAATGGCTAAAGAAAAAATTTACTTTCCTTTAGTTAGTAATTATAATTGTTGTTCAGAATGTTTAGAAAGTTTTCCATCAAGAGTATATTATTCTGAACAAAGTTTCTCTGAAGAAAATGGAGATAATTTTAGAGTTATACTCCCTAACAATTACAGAGATATAGAAGCTCAACATGGTGGCATTACTGATTTATTAAGAAAGAATAATAACCTTTTAATCTTTACTGAAGAATGTTTATGGAACTTACCACAAAATGTACAACAACAAACTGTAAATGAAATAGTTACATTTTTAGGTACTGGTAGTTATTTTTCTATACCACCAAGAAAATTAGTAGATTCAGATATGGGTAGTGCAGGTACTAGACATAAATGGTCAGTAACTAAATCACCATTAGGAGTAGTTTATGTATCTGAAATAGAAAAAGCAGTTTACTTAATTGGAGGACAAGAAGGAATACAAAATATTTCTAATCAAGGAATGTATAATTGGTTTACTGAAAATACTTTATCTTATTTAGCTACTCAATTTTTTAATCTTACTGATGAAGTATTTCCTAATCTTAACAATCCTAATAATCCTAATGGTATAGGTATTCATGGCATATATGACCCAAGACATCAAAGGATTATTTTAACTAAGAGAGATTACTTAATTAACCCTAATTATGTAGATACTTTTCAAACAATAAGTATTGAAGCAGGTTATTTAGGATTAGTGTCTGGTAAGTTATACTTTGATATTGATGACAATAGGTTTGTGAGATACAATGGTGGTTTAAGTTTTACTACTGTATCATTTACAAATGATATATTTTTTGAAGATAAATCTTATACTATTAGTTTTTCATTATTGAGTAATTCATGGGTGTCATTTCATTCTTATTTACCATTGTTTTATTATAGTGACCATTATACTTTTTACTCTTCTATATCTAATTCAATCTATAAACATAATATAATAGGTAGTCATCAAAAGTATTATGATGTATTGTATTCTCATATTATTGAAACTGTATCAGTATCTAATCCTATGACAACAAGATTATGGTCAGATATACTTTTAGAAACTTATGCAAGAACATGGAATGTTGTAACTCAAGATTATTATGACATTAGAAATGTAACATTTAACTATCTTACTTTGTATAATAGTAGACAAGTATCAGGAGAATTAAATATGGTAGTTAAAGATACTCAAGCTAATCCTCAAGATTATTATGAGCAACAAACTACTAATTCTAATACATCAATAGTTATAGATAGAAAAGAAAGAGATTGGCATATCAATGATTTTAGAGATATGAGAATTAATTATTTAATATCAATGTTTACTAAAGCATGGACTAGTATAGCATCTCAATATCCTATTGATAAAGTAGTTAATCCTCCAGTAATAAATATTAATAAAGATTGGTATCAACAAGAAAGTTTTAGAGATAAATATTTAATTATAAGATTAAGATTTACTAATTTTGAGGATGTAGAATTAACTACTAACTTTGTTATTGAAACTGAACAACAATCTTTCAGATAATGAGTAAGCAAAAGAAAAAAAATAGTAATAATAAATTTAATACTAAATTAAATCCATTAGAGTTTGAAAGTTTTAATAAACATGCAGGATTATTTTCTTCATTATTAAATGATAAAATAGATTATGATACTCAAGGATTTTACAAAGATATTTATAATACTTACAAAGGAGATTTTAATGCAATAACAACTGCTTTAACTCCTGGTTCTGAAACTGAACATATAGGATTTGATAAATATAAAAAACCTAATCATCCTACATTTTCAAAAGAATCTAAATATTACATTCCTTTATTAAGAAATGCAGGTACTTGGGAAGATAATTATTTTAATGCTGCTAATAGAAATATTAGAAACATGAATAAAGGATATGGTTCTCCAATGAATTATATGCAATGGGCAGAAGATTATGATGCTAATGGTATTCCTGATGTAGGATTAAAACAAAGAGGTAAAATATTAATTCAACCTGAACAAAAAGCTATGGGTGGTATGATTAAAAGAAAAGATGGTTCATATTCTCAAAGAGGTCTTTGGGATAATATTAGAGCAAATAAAGGTTCAGGTAAAAAGCCTACTAAGGAAATGCTTGCTCAAGAAAAGAAAATTAAAAAGAAAATGGCTGTTGGTGGAGTAATAAATCCTAATCCAATTGACCCACCAAATTATAAAGATAGACTTCAACAATATTTATCTTTATCTCCTGAATATAGAAATATGTTTACAGCAAGGTCACCATTAGAATATGGATTATCAACTAATGGACTTGATGCAGGAATGTATTTTAATCCAATGACAAATATGCCAGGAATGTATGGAGCATTGAACTTAAATAAAAAAGGATTTAATCTTGGTGCAGAAAAAAGAATTGGATTAGGAGAAAATACTACTGACATAAATGCAGGATATGGTAATGATAAATTTAATGTAAGTGGTAATTTAAAAAGAGGTACACAAGGAAATGAGTTTGGATTTTCAGCAGGATACAATACTCCTAATTTAAATATAGATGCATCTTATTCTAATGCTGGAGGAATGCCTAATGTAAATGCTAATGTAGGTTTTAACAAAAATAATTTTAGAGGTGGATTAGGTTATGAATATAGTGGTGGTAATAGATTAACAGGTAATGTTGGATATTCTAAAGATGCTTATGATTTTGGAGTATCAGGAATGTATTCTCCAACAGATTCTAATATTAATGCTAATCTTAATTATAAACTTGGTACAAGAAAAAAACAAAAAACAGAACCAATACCTTTAGCATTTAATACTCCTGAAGAAATTCAAATGATAAAAGAAAGTGTAAATATAGATTCTAAGGAAGCTGCTGGACCTCCTAAAAAAGCTAATGGTGGTAAAATAACTAATAATATGAAAAAGAAAAAAACTAAAACTCTACCTTTAGATAATAATTTACCTAAAGCATTTCTTGGTGCTATACTTGGTGGATTACCAACAGGTGCAGCTGGTGGATTATCAGGAGCTAGTGGTGCAGGAGGTGGAGTAGGTAGTTTATCAAATATGAATAACATGTCTTTATCAACTGCAGGTGGTCCATTAGGAGGAGTAATGAAAATGTTAAATGGTCCATTATCTCCATTGATGGGTATGACAATGAATGCTGTTACTAATATGACTGATGCTATAGTTAATCCTGAAAGAGAAAGAAGACCTGTATTACAAAATGCAGCAAGTTATACTTTTGATAATGGTGGAATAGTAGGTGGTCCAAAGAAAAAATATGTTAAAGTAAAAGGTAAAAGACTTGCAACAGATAGTCCTGAGTATAAAGAATATTATGACCAAATGATGGCTGATAGAGCACAAGGTATTTATTATAATGCTGAAGCTCCAGAGGTAACTATTGGTGCAAAAAAAATGACAAAGAAAGAAAAGAAAAAAGCACAAGAAGAAAGATATAAAATGCTTGAAGCAGGATTTCAAGCAGGAACATTTGATGGACTTGATAATCAAGGAAATTATATTCCTTTTGAAGGAGGAAAACCTGGTATAGATGGTGCATTAAATATGGCAGTATTAGATTTTATAAATATGGGCAGAGAAGATTATGTTGATGGTCCTTTAGAAAATGTGGCTGAATATATTCCTTTACTTGGTTCAGCATTAAGTGTTGATGATTATACTTTAGCAAAAAGAGATTTAAAAGGAGAGAATAAAGAAGGTACATTTAATAATGCAATTGATATGGCAGGAATTTTACCAATTGGTAAATATGGTAATTTATTTAAAATTCCAAAATATATTGAAATGGCTGCTGATGCTGCAGGTTTGTATGGTACAGCTAAAGATTTATATCAAGATAATATATCTCCAATGTTATTACCAAATGAAACTGCTAGAATACCTAAAGATTATGATATGAATCAAAAATTATTTGATTATCAAAAAAATCAATCTAAAACACCTCAAATTCCTATGGTAGGTTTAGAAGATGAATATGCTTATGGTGGTATGATAGACCCATCAATGTATATGCAACAAATGATGTATGGTTCTTATGCACAAGGTGGACAAGTACCTCAAAATATTCCTGTTGAAGTAGAGGGACAAGAAATGTATGAAATGCCTAATGGACAGATGGGAGAGTTTCAAGGACCAAGTCATGAGAATGGTGGAATACCTGTTGCATTACCTGAGGGTACTAAAGTATATTCTGATAGACTTAAAGTAAATGGTAAAACTATGGCTGACAGAAAAGATAAAAGAGAAAGAAATATTGCTAAGCTTGAAAAGCTTCTTACTAAAAATCCTAATGATAAGTTTGTAAAAGAAGCATTAAAAAGACAACAGGAAACTGCATCTTTAGAAGAGCAAAGTGATATGGCTATGCAAGAACAAGCTAATCAACAACAAGCTCAACAAGAACAGGCTATGATGCAAGAACAAATGATGGCTGGTTTAATGCAAGACCCTGCTATGATGCAACAAATGGGAATGATGATGTATGGTGGTAAACTTAATAAATATGCTTATGGTGGAGAACCATGTGAACCTGGTTTTGTAAAAGATGCAAGTGGTAATTGTGTTCCTGCTCCTCGTGAAGTTAGTGGAGTAGATATTAATAAAGCATTTAGAAAAGGTGGTACTGGACAAATAGAACCTCCAGGTGTAAATCCTTATGATGTAATGAGTGATATAATGGGAAATACATTTGGAAATATTTCTCGTTCAAAAGACCCATATATTAATACTAAAGGTGGACTAATTCCTAATCCACTTTACAATGAAGTAATTAGTGATAAACTAATGCCTAATGAAGACCCTAAGAAACCTAAGAAACCTAATAAGTTTATGAATTGGTTAAACAATGCATTAGATGATACAGGTGATTTCTTTACAGGAATGTTTAGTGGAAATGGTAAACCTAAAAAAGAAAAAAGTGCTAAAACTGCAATTAATCCAGAAGATACTTATAATTTAACTGAAGGAGATAGAACAGGTATGTTTGGAACTTCAGTAGGTATGTATGGGCCTGCAGCTATGACAATGTTAAATAGAATGGAAACTCCTAAAAATATAAACTTTTTTAGTACCTTTGGGCAAGATGCTTTAAGAACTCAAGAAGAAGCTGAAGGATTAGCAGGTATATCAAAAGATGAAGCTTATAGAAAAAATCTTATGAGAGCTAATGCTTTAAGAAAACAATTAGCAAATTCTGCTAGAGGAGTAGGTGATATTAGAAGTGGACAATTGAGTGCAGAGTTAGCTGAACAAGAAGGAGCAAGAGGAATATTAACTAACTACTTACAAGGTATGTCAGGATTAAAAGGTCAAAGAGCACAACTACAACAACAAATTGACCAAACAAGAATGGGTGGTGAATACCAAAGAGATTTGGCTGATAGACAAGATATTGACCAGTACTATACTAATCTTGCTGAGAATGTTGCTAATGCTTCTAACATGATACAAAAACAAGGTAGAGATTTAAATGTAGTACAATATAATAAAGATATAATGGCATTATCTAAAGCTTATTCTAAGTATGGTGTATATGCAGTTAGGGACCCAAGAACAGGACTTTTAAATTTAGCACAAAAAGATGCTAATGGTAATGTAGTATATCTTTCTGAAGATGAAGTAAAACAACTACCTAAAGGAACTCAAACAACTACAGTAAAAGAAGATAAATAATTATGGGAAGATTTTATAAAACAGCAAGTCCACAAATGGTGGACTTTATGTATAAGATTCCTGAACAAGCTTTATATAAAGCAATTGAAGGAGTTGATAAACAAATAGATACTGAATATTTATATAAAACAGAAGCTGAAAAGTTACTGCAAAAGAAAGCTTTATCTCCTGATGAACAAGAACAAAAAGAGATTCTTGAAGGTTACCAAAAAGGAATTGATGAAGTATCTCAATTGCTTTCTACAAGTTCTTTAAGTGCCTTAAAAGATAAACAAAGAATTAGAGATTTACAATCTAAAATATATCAGGATGTAACAAGAGGTAAACTTGCTGCACAATATGCTAATTATGATATAAGGGCAAAGCATTATGCAGAAGAATTAAAAAGAGCTACTGATAAAGATGGTAATATCAGAATAGAAGATGTAAATAGAGCAATGGCAGAATTTGACAGAAAATATGCTGAAGAAAAAAAAGATGAACAAGGAAATATAATTGAAAAAGGTGGAGTAAACTATAACCCTGTTACTGGTAAATACAGAAGTTATAGTCCTGAAAAACTTGTAAACTTTTATGATAAAAAAGAAGAATTTGAAAAAATAGCAAAAGATTGGAAACCAAGTACTGATACTGATATAACAAAAGAAAAACTAGTAGGTAATTATTATGTTACTACAAGAGAAAAAGATAAATTGTTACCAATAAATGAATTAACTTGGGGTATTTATAACACAGCGTTATATGACCAAAAAGCTACAAGTTATAATGACCAACAAATTAAACTTCTTGGACAAGGTAATGAAAAACTAACACAAGAAGCTTTTACTAGATTATATGGTGAAAGAGTAGACCCTATGAATAGATTTTCTCCATTTAAAATGGAAGAAGTAAAAGATGCTGAAGGTAAAACTGTAATGCAGAAAGTTAAAAAAATAAAAGATGGAAAAGAAGTAGAAGAAGAAGTACCTGTAACAAGAATGGCTAATCCTGGTGAATTATTTTTAGCTGCTCAAGCTGCTGCTGATAAACAAGATATTAAAGAAATAGTAAGAAGTGAAACATTAGACTTGACTGAAGCAGCAAAAATGCAACTTGATATTAGTAAAGAAAAACAATTAAGAGATGATGAAGAAAGAAGAAAAGCTTTAGAAAAAGTTACATTTAATAATAACAATGCAGAAGTAAAAGAAATAGTAATTGCACAAAAAAATAATAAAGAAGCAAGAGCAGCATTAGATGATATGAAGAGTAATACTATAAAAAGTGTTACTGATAAAGGTTTAGAATTAATAAATGTAATTAATAATAGTAATAAACCTGCTAAAGAAAAAGAAAGGTTACTTGAACAACTTAAAAACATAATGAAACCTTTAGAAGCTGAAGCAAAAGATTTAAAGACATTAGATTTTTCTGCATTGAAAAACTTCCTTGTAAGTAATAAAATAACAGGGGCAGGAGATGTTGCTACTGGTATTGATGGTCTTAGTGAAAGTTATAATCAATCAGCTATTGATTATAAAAATAAAAATGAACATTATATGGCATTATATAATATATCAAAACCTAAAGATTTTAATAAATCAGAACAAGGCATAAAAGATATTGAAGCAGAGGTAATAAAATTATACAATGAATATGAAAGACTAAGTAAAAAATCTAATAACCTTCGAACAGTTGCAGATACAAGAGCAATAAAAGATGCTTTTAAAAAGTATGAAGAAGAAAAGAAAAAATTAGAAACTGCAAAAACAAAACATCAAGAATTAATATCAACATGGAATAAAGATTTTGATGCTAAGTTAGATTACAATAATAAAGATGGTGGAAATAGCAATACAACAGTTATATTTTCTTCTGGAGGAAGTGGGTTAGATAAAGTATTACCTCAAAATGTATTTACAGGATTTGTTAATGCATTAACAAGTATTACTGCTGGTAATTTATTTCCTCACTTATTAAGTGGAACAAATTCAGTAGTAGTTACAAAAGGAAAATCTGAACCAATTAGTTTTAATAAATTATTAGAAAATAATAATATAAATACAGAACTGTTTAGTACTTTAAAAGATGGAGAAAAAATTGAAATTGAAGGTGGAAAAACTATGACACTTAATTTAGGCTCAACAAGAGTAGTTCCAGGAGATGCAAAGTTTATGGTTAAAGATAATAATGGTCAAGTTCAAGAGAAAAAAATAGGTAGAGGTTCTCTTCAAGTAACATTGACTATTTATAATCCAAAAACAGAAAAAACTGAAATTAGTGAAATTTATATTCCAAAAGATGAAGTAAGTAATGATAATTTAAGAGCAGGTTCAAATTATCTTGAAAAACATTATGAACCTAATGATATTAAAAATAAAGCTCATACTCAATTTGGAGCTTTAAGTAAGCAACAAAATTGGACAGAAGAACAAAAAGAAAATTACAAATTTACATTTAATGGTGGTTTATATTATCCTCATAAAGATAAATGGGTATTTGATAATGACCCTACTGTACCAAAATATGATGAAGCTGCTCTTGCATATTATAGAAATATAAAAGGTTATAAATAATTAAATAAATATATAAGTATGTGTCCATATCCTGATGATAATTCAATAGTAAATCAAAATACTAATCCAGTTGTTCCTTTAACTGATGAACAATTTGCAGCAAGATATAAAGAAGGTAGTTTACCAGGTCAAGAATTAAATTTTCCAGAAGGAAGGTTTACAAATTCAGGTGAAACTTTTTCTGAAATTACTTCAGGTTCTACATCAGCATTTGATGATGTTTATGAACAAAGAATGAAAGAACTTGAAAAAGAAGTTGTCAAAGAAGATTATGATAATCTTCTTACTGGTGGTGGTAAATTAGCAGGACAATTACTTTATAATGTTGCAGCAATGGTAGGAGATTTTGTAGGTCTTGTAACTGACCCTGGAGATATTAGACTTCCTACCCTTGGTGGAACTGCTGATTTTCTTACAGGATTATTTGGATATAAAACAGATGTTGGAGCATATACTGATTATTTTGACCCATTTGCAACTGCAAATGAAGTTTTTAAAGCAATAGATAATTACACATTTTGGGGAGATGGAGAAGATGAAACAGGAAATATGTGGACAAGAGATGCCCAAAGTTTAAGAGATAAATCTCAACACTTTTTTCAAATAAATACTTCTAATGATTATTTTGATGTAGCAGCTAATTTTACTATTCCTATTATAGGAAGTGTTTTAGGTGCTGCAAGAACTGGGCAATTTACAGCTGCTGCAGGACAAATAGCAGGGTTATCTAAAGGAGCTAATGCAATGATGAATTCATTTATAATGACTGAATCTACTGGATTATCTATTGCACAAGGAGTTCATAATGAAGTATATAGAGAGGTGTTAAATAAACTTTCAAATGGTGAATTACAAAAATTAGAAGATAAAGCTTATTCAGAAGCTTTTGATAAAGCTGTAGCTGATGGGTATAATAAAAAAGATGCAGAGTGGTTAGGCATACAAGCAACTAAACAAGCAAGAACTGACTTTGCAACAGCTAATCCTGAACTTGGTAAAGAAGCTTCTAAAAATGCAGGTAAAGGTGCTGATGTAGCTTTAAAATCTATGGCTCCTTCTTTTGCATTGAATATGATTACTGGTAACATGTATACTAGAAGTTTGTATTCTCCAAAGAATATATTGTCTAAACCAAAATGGATTCAGCCAATTGACGTATTAAAAGAAATAAGAAATGAAGTCTTAGAAGAATCTGGTATTGAGCAAATTGCAGAAAAAGCAGGTATTGCCTATGGTACTAAAGGAACTTATAACTTTGAAGATTTAAAAAATACTATAGTTAGT